ATGGCTGGTGCCAGTTTGCTGACCTTGCTGGACGATATTGCCGCCATCCTGGACGACGTGGCCGTGATGACCAAGGTCGCTGCCAAAAAGAGCGCAGCAATTGCGGACGACGTCACAACCATGACCAAGGTGGCAACGCACAAAACGGCTGGCGTTCTGGGTGACGACTTGGCACTCAATGCCCAGCAGGTTGCAGGTGTGCGTGCAGATCGTGAACTTCCCGTGGTGTGGGCTGTGGCCAAGGGATCGATGATCAACAAATGCGTTCTGGTTCCTGCCGCTTTGCTGATCAGTGCATTTCTGCCTGGCCTGATCACACCATTGCTGATGCTAGGCGGTGCTTTTTTATGCTTTGAAGGGGCCGAAAAGCTGCTGCACAAATTGCTGCACCGCAAAACGGATGCCGAGGCGGCCCACGCGCAACACGCTCACGCCAATGCCAATCCGGAAGTGGATCTGGTTGCTCTGGAAAAAGACAAGATCAAGGCTGCCGTGCGCACGGATTTCATTCTGTCCGCTGAAATCATTGTCATTGCCCTGGGCACGGTCGCTGCAGCCACCTTCGTTCAACAGATCGCGGTTCTGACCGCCATTGCCATTCTCATGACGGTAGGGGTCTACGGCCTGGTGGGAGGTATCGTCAAAATGGACGACCTGGGACTCTGGCTATGCCGTAAACCTCAGGCTGCAGTTCAAGCACTCGGGCGCTTCCTGTTGGTTCTGGCTCCCCGACTGATGAAATTCCTGGCCATTGCAGGCACGGCAGCCATGTTTCTGGTGGGCGGAGGAATCTTGGTACACGGCATCGGGTTCGTACACCATGCCGTCGAAGGCGCGGCGCAAACCGTTGCCCAGGGCAGCATGGGGTGGTTGTGGCAGGCGCTGGTAAGCAACGGCCTTAATGCCATAGCCGGTGTTTTGATAGGACTGTTCGTGCTAGGTGCAGTGCTGCTGGTGCAACGCTTGCGTCGAACCTGAATTTCAGCAATTACCAAGCGTTTTGTTTAGGGTTGCCGGCATATAAGCAATTCTCAATTTTTTTAAAAAATACAATGTTGTTTTATGTATACAAAAAACAACAAAATCAAGAATAAACAAGCGAAGCTGTAAACAAAAAACACGCGCTACTCACGCCATTCATCGTCAAACTTCCTCTTTGCGCGGATGTATGCGTTTGCACATTCAACGGTCGCATTCGCGTTGCAGAATGCACTAGGCTGATAGAAACGACTCCATGCGGCAGCCTTTGCAGCTTCGCGCCGCTCTTGGGCTTCCAGGCGTTGCCGTTCCAGCTCCAAGCGCTGGCTTTCCAGATGGAGCCGTTCAACTTCTACGGAAATTGGGTTTTTTTGTTCTGCTGGCTGGTGCAGGATTGGCAGGCGCAAACTGCGCAGGGCTTGGTTTGGTTGCTCAAAATATTTGTAAGCGTAGTAGATACTCAAAAAGAAGCATCCCCAAAAAAAGATGGTTGTCAAGAGAGTACGGCCTTTTTTTGATGCTGTTTTTCTGTCCTGGCGCATGGAATGCAATTCATCCTCGCGCCAGTGAGTGGGATCAGAAGAACCAACTCGGAAATCAGATTTTTCCGTGTAGTTGGTTGTTTTGTTGTATTTTTCGCGCCAGTAGTCGCGGTCATTGGTTCCCACTTTTTAATCTCCTGTAGATGATCAAAGGTTGTTAGGGCGAATTTTTCGCAAGCGAAAAACCGCGCTCTGGCCCTACGGGTTGAGCCTAGCGGCTGTCCAGGCTTGGGGCCAGTAACGTAATCTCTTCGTTCGTTCTGGAACCCTGTAACGTAATCTCTTCGTTCGCTCTGGAACCCTGTAACGTAATCTCTTCGTTCGCTCTGGAACCCTGTAGCGTAATCTCTTCGTTCGTTCAGCAAGCTGTAACGTAATCTCATCGTTCGTTCAGGAACCCGGTAGCGTAATCTCATCGTTCGCTCAGGAACCCGGTAGCGTAATCTCATCGTTCGTTCAGGAACCCGGTAGCGTAATCTCATCGTTCGTTCAGGAACCCGGTAACGTAATCTCATCGTTCGTTCAGGCCCCAAGCCTGGACAGCCGCTAGTCTCAATCGGTCAAGCCGACTAACGATCGCTTTCGCGGGGCTTTGCCCCCGGCCTTTGGCCTCCCCCTGTCGCTTCGCTCTATCTAGTTTGCCTACGGCAAAAGGGGGCCATGGCACGCCATGGCCTGTCTTGCCGCCTTCAGGGTTCGTGCCCTATCACCATCTTTCCTGAGTTCGTCGCCTCTTCGGCCTACGCTAAATCAGGGCCGCGCCTTCGGCGCTTTCGGGCTTTCCGGGGGGTATTCATAAAGCTGCAAGCAGCTTTACAAAGCTTCCCCCCTCCAAGCCCGAACCCTGATACCGCTAAAGGCACGGCGACGAACTCAGGAAAGACGGTGAAAGATGAGAGCAGAGGTAAGGCGTCAAGACCCGACGAGCCCGGCTCGGAATCTTGGAATCCGGTGAACTTTGGGGGTGTTTTATGGCTATCGCACAGAATTTTTTGAAGTTTCCGCAGGCTCTGGCGTTGCAGCTTCCTTTGCCGCTGGGCCGCCCGGCTTGGAACACTTCGCGGCCGACGACGCGCCAGGGGCGGGCCGTTCGCGCGTTCATCAGTCGCGCCGTGAAGGTTGCCGCTGCGCTGCCGTTTGCTGCGCGGCTGGAGCTGGCCGGGGCCGTAAAGAAGGTGATCCCGCAGTGGGCGCGGGATTTCCGGCATCGCGCCCAGGCGCTGGCGCGTGTTGTCAAGGATCGTCGGATGTGCCTGGATTTCTCGGAGAGCCGTTTTTTAACGTGATGGAGTAGACTTTGCTTATGGAACTCGAAATTTACACAGCTTTTCGGAAGGTGGGCATTGAAGATGCCGAGGCCCGTGCGGTTGTTGAGTCGATCAACAAGGAGATCGACCGCCGCTACTCGCTGCACGCCCAGCAGTTGGCGACGCGCGGTGACGTGGAGGCCGTCAGGAAAGATGTCGGTGAGCTACGCGGCGAGATGAAAGCCGAGGTGGCCAAGGCCCAGGCCGAGATCATCAAGTGGTGCATGGGGTCAATTTTTGCCGCTGTCGGCCTGTTCGTTGCATTGAGCCGGTTTGCGAACTGAATCTTTCCAGATCGAAACAAAAAAGCCCTGATTTCTCAGGGCTTTTTTTCATGTTGTTTCAGCTCGTGCCGCCTGGGGTGGTGGCTGTGGAGGTTGCTGATCTTTCGCGTAGGCATCGAAGCGCGGATTCTCGATTTCATGCTTGCATTCTTCGCTGCCAAGGCCTGCATTCGTGCCTTGTTGCGTGAAGCATTTGCAGATGCCTCGCATACAGATGCCGCCGATGACGCGCGGGAATATAGCGACCTTGCGCACTTCGTCATAGGCCCGGGCGCTTTCGGGGTAGGTGGAGACGCGGGGAACCCAATCAACACGATCATCTATCAGTTTCATCGGGGGGGCGTCGGCGTGGTCAGAGATCCCGCCAGAGATGACTGATACAGACGTTGGGCCAGCAGCGGGCGAATTTTCAGGGGGTTTTGGGGTGTCGTTAAGACGGCCATAAATGACAAAGGCCAGGACGCAGAAGGCAAGCAGCAACACCCCGACGATGTAAACCATTCTGGGAATGTTGCGCACCGGCTTTGTGTGCAGGCTTGCCGATTTGTAAAGGTTAAAGACGTGCTTCGGCAGTTTGTAGCGCCTTTTGTTTTCGCAGCGCTTCCAGTTGTTGTTTAAGTCTGCTTCGGGCCATTCGTAAAGCCAACGGCCCAAAAAGCCGGTATCTCTGATATGCAGGTGACGCCCCGTTAAAGACCTGACGTTCACATCAACCAGTTTCAGATTTTGGGTTATGACGATGAAGTCAATACCCCGATGGCGGTGGGTTTCCAGGGCTGCAACAGAAAGAGGCACTTTTGCAGATGGCCCACGCGGACGCCATTTGCGCTGCACTTCATCAACGATGATTAGCGCCCCATCCGGGGCATCTTCATGCCATTTCAATGCGTCAATGGGGGTGTTTTCAACCTGCAAGCCTTCAAGGCCATCATTATAAATAAGACGGTCTTTATATTCGCTGATAATCAAATCTACGCAAAGCGCAGATTTTCCAGAGCCGGGAACGCCGGTAATAATGGTAATCATGAGCCTATAAATACAATGGATTTCATAAATCGAATGAATGTGACGTAAGAAACCGCACCCAGCACAATACCGAAATATTCAGGAACTCCGGCAATCGCCATAAAATTCAAAATATCAGATGGCAAGCTGTTGTAGCCGGTTTTTATTTCCGCAATCCCTCGATTCAATGCGTAAGTGACGCCGCCGTAAGTCAAAATGCCGAATCCAAGAGCAATAATCGTCCTGATAATCGCAAATTTAATAATTAAAGAAATTAATGCACTCATTTTCTTCCAAACCTCAAAATAATCATGACTGCTGAAAGCCAAGCAAAGGCAAGAACTAGGGGACGGATTCTTGCAAGCTGGTCACAAAATGGTTGCCAGGAAAGACCAGGAAGCATGTCGATAGTCGGAAATGATGGGCATACTTTAGAACCCGCAAACCCGCCAAGTATTTCAAAATCACCGCCTATATCTATAGTTTTTAATGGCCCTGGGTTTTCCGGCTCTTCTAATTTTGCACAAGCGAGAATGTCAGGATATTGATCACAAAGTCCTGGGTTTGCGGGCTCAGTTCCTGGCTGATTTTGAGAACCGCTGTCAGGTTGTACATCTGGCAATGGGGTTGAATCAGACTTAGGCCTATTTTGCGGTTGTAAATCAACGCGCCAGGGTTGAGCTGGCGTAGGGGAGGGCTGCACCCTTACGCCGGGTTGTATCCAAGGCTGGTTTTCTGGAGTTGGTTCAGCCTGGGGGTTGTATTTTGGATTCAGTATAGGGTCACCAGTTGGAATAAACACCGGGGAAATTTCCGGCAATTCGACGGGCAATGGAGCCGGAATTTCTAAAGGCAATTCTTCCGGCATGGGGGCTTTTGTCAGTTCCTCAATAAATTCTTCTTCTGTTACTGCTTTTGGCTGTTGAGTTTGTGTACAGCCTGCCGGTGTGACATACCAGCCAGAAGGGCAAGAAGAATCAAGGAATTTTGTAGGAGAGGTAGGATACCAATATCCGTTGCGATAATTTTCAACAGATAAACCATCTGATGATATACGGCATGCAGAATGTGTAGAACCAATAGTAGAGACACAAAGATCGTATAAACCGGCAAGCGCAGAAGAATAAGAAGAATACTTAGACCCAATAAGAGTATTTTTAATATAACAACTTTGATAAATTAAAGCGCTATCTGTTCTATGGCAATAAGAATAACCGTCAGAAACTGGAATAGATGAAGAATCAGAAATTTCCCACAATCCAGAAGCAGCATCATAAACAAGGCCAGCAATTCCAAGCCATGTAGCAATAGCCGCAGCAGTACGAAGACCAGGATGTAAATAAATAGCAGCAGCAGCAAAACGCGGAGCATTAGACGCAAAACGCATAGATGCAGGCAACGTGACAGACCGACCGCCTACATTAATTGATGCCGATGACCTTACACCGCCCGGATAATATGTAGCACTATTTGCAGCCACACCGCCATTAAAACCAGCAGTACTCCACCCTTTCGGAGGTACTGCCTGTGCATATCCGGCATTAGCTGCTGTGTTTCCCAGGAACAAAAAAAGCGCCAGGGTTAGCGCTTTGAAACTATTAGCCATGTCGCCCCCAGGATAGCAATTAACATAATGAAAAAATCAGGCGTCATTTTCTACCCTCGCGTTTAATAGTGACAGAATGCCGTAAATTACCAGCCAACCCGCTGCAATAGAGCTGCCGATCAATGCGCCATCCTCTGCCGTTAATAACTGGCAATCTAGCGGCTGCTGTGGGGCTTGGATAATGGTAGGGACGCCGCCGGAAAGCGGCTGTAGTGTGTAGGTAACGGCAGTTTCATCAACAGCGGTGACAGTCACTAAATGCGCCTGTCCCGCGTGTTCAAGGACTTTTCCAGATTCGGCGGACGCCCTGGCCGTGTTGGCCTGGGTTTTCGTTTTAAAACATTGTCCGCCGAATTGGTACATATGGCCTCCGATTTACTTGGAGCGCCAGAGCAATTTGATGCCCCAAATTGCGAACAGGCCCAGGACAACGGCGGTAGCAATCGCTGCGCCGCTGGTGAGGGTGCTTTCGACCTTGGTCACGATTTCCGCGCCGGGGTCGGTAGACTGAGCCATTGCGGGGGCGGTGATGGCAGACAGTACCAGGGCACCGGCTGCGGTTTTTGCCAGAGTGGCATTTTCTTTCAGTTTTTGAAACATGGTTTTTCCTTTTGGTACGGATGAAAAATAATCTTGCCTAGTACCATCGGCAGATTAAAAATTCATAAATCATTCAGATTGATAATGATGGCTTTATGATCAAAATCCAAATGATCAATGACCATTTCAGCAGCGGTTTCATAATCAGAAACCGTTCCTGCATCGGTCAGAAGCATTACCCAATCCGGCATTCCGCAAGAATCGGGTGCTAGAAACTTTCCAGTTTCGGCGGATTGGATAACGAACATTAAGCGGCCTTTTGGGTCGGGGCGGGTTTGATGCTGACCAGGGTAAGTTTTGCTGTATTGTCAACACTTGCCGTTACGTCAAAGACGCATTGCACAGGCACGCCAACAACCGGCCATTTATCTTTGTAGACGCGCCATTTATCAAACTCGGCAGAGGTGCCCAGTTTGAAAGGGCGGGTGACGTTGCCCATGCTTTCCCCGGTGGACTTTTCGGGCAAGTCCACGGACAGATGGAAGGTGGTGGAATCAAAGGCGCGGCCTTCGTATTCCCCTTTGCTGGTGGCAATGGCCGTCAAGATGGCTTGTGCTTCAAATCGCATGGTGTTTTCCTTTTCGGGCATTAACAAAAGGCCGCATCAGCTCGCCCTGATTGGCTGACGCGGGTAAAAACTTTGGAATAGACTTTTTTTAATTCTTGTTCTGAAAACTTCTTCAGACGAGCAGGGATAGCAGTAGGATCTTCTAAAAGATCAAGAACGATATTTTCGGAAAGATAAGAAAAAGCAAGACGAAAAGAAGGGCCACACGTATTTAAAAACCATCTTGCATTGCGCTCGACTTCAGCTTCAATGGTTTGAATCGGAAGCTCTTTTTCTACCGAGACTTTTTGCGGGATGGCCTGGGCACCGCGTTCTTTCAGAATTGAGGCGTGCCAGTCGGATGCACCGGCAAAGAAGTCAGCGGGGCGGCGGAGCATGTCGGTAGGCAGAACGCGCTTTTTGTTGCCGTAGCGCAGTTCGAAGCGCACCCAGGGATTGCCGGATTTGTAGCCAAACTCTTTCAAGCCTTTTTCGTAGACGTTGGTTTGCTTGCCTGCTTCGCGGCTGCCGATGTAGTAGCTACGGCCTTTGTTGGGGCTGCGGTCGTCACAGTCCCAAGTACCATCACGCTTGTGCGCTGGGCGCTGGCCCAGGTGGTCCATGACGCCGGTTTTGTACTGTTCGGGCAGGCGTTCGATTCCGCCTTGGATGCCGTCGAAGAAATCCACGGCCAAATCGATGCGGGTGAGCAGCCCCCGGTGTTCATCGATGTAGTCGGCCATGCCATCGCGCCAGCCTGGGCGGGCGAATGTGCAGCCCATGCCTTCCAGGTTCACGTGGATGGTTTTGGACTGAGCTGCGCCGCGCAGTCCCTGGGAGTTGGAGAGAAAGCCGACCCAGCCAATGGGGTGGCCTTTGCGCAGGATGTCAAAACGCCATGCGTAGAAGTCTTTGCCCTTTTGCGGCTGCAATTCGGCTTTGTAGTCAGGGCCAAGGATGCGGGCAACGTCAGAAGCGATCTGTGCAGCCTGGGAGGCAACGCCGTAGTGTTCATCGGCGATTTCATCGTAGAAATCCGCTGGGGGCGGGAAGCAGATTTCTTGCGCTGGGGCGTGCCGGGTGTAGATCGTGAAGCGCAGCCAGTCAGTATGAACGTAGCTGGGGTTTTTGACTTGTTCAGCGTGGATACGGGCCTTAACTTCCCCGGCTTCAAGAACGAGGTCGTTACGCAT